CTGGCGGTAAGATGCCTGACCTAACTGGAGACGGTAAGGTTACGCAGGCTGACGTGTTAAAAGGTCGTGGCGCGTTTAAAGCAGGTGGCATGATGAAGAAGGGCTACAAAAAAGGTGGCAAGGTTCGCGGTGCAGGTAAAGCTACAAAAGGTGTACGCGCAGCTAAAATGGTTACTATGAAGGGTTCGTGATGACTGACAGGGAGATTCTTAAAATAGCTAACGAAAACATACAGTCACTAACCAACGACCAATATAAGCGGTACACTGAGCTTATGAAAATGCCTGTCGCGGATAGGTATAAGACTGGGCGAAAAGCTGGCGGGCCGATTAGATTGCGTCGTGGTGGATTAGCTAGACGGAAAAGAAGCTGTGCGTAGATACTATAAAAAAGACTGCGGATGCGCTAAATGCAGTAAAGGCTACAAAAAAGGCGGTACTGTTAAGGACGCGTGCTACCATAAAGTGAAGTCTTCGTATAAAGTGTTCCCAAGCGCGTACGCCTCGGGCGCTATCGCGAAGTGTAGAAAGAAAAAGGCAGGCAAGTAATGGCTGTTCGCAAAACCGCAAAAGGCGCTGCACTAAAACGTTGGTTTAAGGAAGATTGGAAAGATGTTCGTACGGGTAAGACATGCGGTCGTAAAGAAGGTGAAAGCCGAGGTACTCCGTACTGTAGACCATCTAAACGAGTTTCTAGTAAAACTCCAAAAACTAGCGGGGAGATGACAAAAGCGGAGAAAAGTAAACGGATTGCGCAGAAAAAGCGTTTAGGACAACCAGCGGGCAAGCCCAAGCGTGTAGCCCCTGCTAAAAGGCGTAAGAGATGACCACATCAGGCACCACAGCGTTCAATATGGAGTTCACCGAGATCGCGGAAGAAGCATGGGAACGTGCAGGCCGGGAAATGCGGTCCGGCTATGATTTGCGCACCGCAAGACGGTCTATGAACTTAATGACCATTGAGTGGCAGAACCGTGGGATAAACATGTGGACCATTGATTCTGGCACTATTAACTTGGTGTCTGGTACTTCTAGGTACGCGTTGCCAGCAGATACCATTGATTTAATGGAACACCAAATACGTACTAACAGTGGTAACGCAAGCACACAATCTGATCTTACTATAAGCCGGATTAGTGTAAGCACGTACGCCGCTATACCAAACAAATTATCAGAAGGGCGTCCTATTCAGTTGTATGTAGAGCGTTTGAGAGACGCACCACATGTAAACGTGTGGCCTGTACCAAACAACAACGACTATATACTGTATTATTGGCGTATGCGTCGAATTGAAGATGCAGGAAGTGGTGTTCAAACAGCAGATATGAACTTTCGGTTTTTTCCATGCCTTGTCGCAGGGTTAGCGTACCATATTTCTATGAAAGTTCCCGAGTTAGCAGACCGTATTCCTATGTTAAAAGCTGCGTATGATGAACAGTTTGATATGGCCGCGGGAGAAGATAGGGAAAAAACTTCTGCGCGATTTGTCCCTAGAATGACTAGGATAAGCTAATGAGTAATCAATTTGCTTCTTCCCAAAAAGTTATTGCACTTTGCGATGTATGCGGATTTCAGTATAAACTACGCGAGCTGCGAAATCTTTTTGTTAAAGGGCGAGACACAAATATAAAAGCCTGTCCAGAGTGTTGGGACGCGGATCATCCTCAATTAAAGTTGGGGGAGTTTCCTGTTAACGACCCACAGGCTATTCGTGACCCCCGCGTCGATACGAGTCTCGGTGTGTCTGGGGATTATAGTAGTAGAGGTATTCACTGGGGGTGGAACCCTGTGGGGGATGGCAATGATCCGTTTGGTCTTACCCCTGACACGTTAGTTGGAACTGGCCAAATAGGTCAAGTTACCGTAAACATAACATAGGAGATTAGTTATGAAGGTTTTTGATATGAAAGAACCCAAGGTTGTTAAAGTAAAAGGTGTTCAAGCTTATGGGCCAAAGCCTAGCATGAAGGGTGTCAAAACCACAGGTGTTAAAGTTCGTGGTACTGGCGCAGCTACTAAAGGAGTCATGGCCCGTGGGCCTATGGGGTAAGTTATGGATTACGTCGAGCTGAAAACAAATATACAAGACATTTGTGAAATGACATTCACTGATGCGCAGCTCGCTATGTTCACTGAGCAGGCTGAACAGAAGATTTATAACTCGGTACAGATTCCCGCGTTACGTAGGAATGTGACGGGAACGTTAACGGCTGGTAATCATTACTTACAGACCCCTACAGATTTTCTGTTTTCTTACTCGTTAGCAGTTGTAGACTCTTCGGGTGAGTACCATTTTTTGCTCAACAAAGATGTTAATTTCATACGTGAGGCGTATCCTAATCCAACAGATTCTGGGTTACCAAAACACTACGCATACTTTGATGATAATGCCTTTATTGTAGGTCCAACACCCAATCAAGGATACACTTCGGAATTGCACTACGGGTACTACCCGCAGTCAATAGTAACTGCAGGAACTACATGGCTCGGAGACGAGTTTGATTCTGCGTTACTAAATGGGGCTTTGCTCGAAGCTATACGCTTTATGAAGGGCGAGCCTGATATGGTGGCTGTGTACGAAAAAATGTACTTACAAGCCGTTACGTTGCTAAAGAGTCTCGGGGATGGTAAACTCCGCGAAGACGCATATCGCTCGGGTCAATTCCGAGTTCCAGTGAGCTAAGGAGGCCCAAATGGCTATCACACAAGCAATGTGCACCAGTTTTAAAACCGAGCTTCTCGGCGGTGTACAAGATTTAGATACAGATACAATCTACATAGCGTTGTTTACAAGCAGCGCTACGTTATCCGCAGCAACCACCGCGTACAGCACTACTAATGAAGTGTCTGGTACGGGGTATACCGCAGGCGGTAATGCTCTTACCGGAGCGGTAATTAGCGCTGACGGTACAACAGCGATTGTGGATTTTGACAATACAACTTGGGCATCGTCTACGATTACCGCCCGAGGTGCTTTAATTTACAATTCATCAAAAGCTAATCGTGCTATCGCGGTTTTGGATTTTGGTTCAGACAAAACTTCTACTGATGGTGACTTTACTATCCAGTTCCCCGCAGCGGACGCGTCGAACGCAATCCTACGTATCGCATAAGGAGTTAGGTTATGGTCGCACTGGTTAACCGCGCATATGTGAGTACCAGCACAACAGGTACTGGAACTATAGTTTTAGGCACCCCCGAGACTGGTTATCAATCTTTTGCGGATGCTGGTGTGACCAATGGCCAAACCGTACGATACACAATACTTGACGGTAACGCTTGGGAAATAGGTTCGGGGGTATATACTGCTTCTGGGACCACTTTGTCGCGTACACTTGACGAGAGTAGCACTGGATCACTGCTAAACCTTTCTGGTAATGCAGAGGTGTTCGTCACTGCTGCCGCGGAAGATATACTCCAACCCGCTAATAACCTGTCCGACTTATCTAGTGCATCCACCTCTCGCACTAACCTTGGGGTTGCCATTGGCTCAGACGTACAGGCTTACGACGCAGATTTAACGGCGTTGGGTGGGTTGTCAAAATCTGACGGTAACATTATCGTTGGGAATGGTTCAACGTGGGTTGCAGAAAGCGGTGCTACAGCACGTGCTTCACTTGGCCTAACTATTGGCACAAATGTACTTGCCTATGATTCTAATCTTCAATCGTTTGTAAATACGTTCACTTTGCCGACTTCGGATGGCACCAGCAGTCAAGTGCTTCAAACTAATGGCAGTGGCACTCTCTCTTTTGCCACAATAGCTAGTGGTGCTACCGATATTGACGGTCTGTCGGATGCAAAAACTGCTAACTCTGGTGAGGCTATTGGTTTAGGCACTGGAGCATTAACTGCTGATGATGGCACAAACAGCACTGTTGCAGTTGGAAAAGATGCATTAAATGATCAAACATCCGGTAATTTTAATTGTGCGGTTGGCAATGAAGCACTGTCGTTATTGACTACCAGTGGTCAAAATACGGGTCTTGGAGTTTATGCAGGTCGATATGCCACTGGTGCTTCAAATACTTTCACGGGTTATAGTGCGGGTGAAGGCGTAAGCGGTTCAGCAACTGGAGGTAGTAATACTGCTCTAGGCGAAAAGTCTATGGAAAACTTTACTTCTGGAAGCGCTAACACCGCAGTGGGATACAGGTCACTTAGAAATGTAACATCTGGAACGTATAATACAGCTATTGGTGAGAGTGCCGGTAATGCAATTACTTCAGGCGCAAATAATATCGCAATAGGGAAGCAAGCTGGAAGACTTATAACAACGGGTGGTAAAAATATTGTCCTTGTAAATGACGGCAGTAACATGGGCATAACTACAGGCTCACAAAATATTGTACTTGGTACTACCGGCCCGTTTTATCTTACAAGCGGAACCGACAATATCTTTATAGGTGATGAAGCAGGGAAAAACGCAGCTCCAGCAGTATCCAATAACATAGCTATTGGTAGATGGGCGTTGCTGGGAAGTAATTCTTCGACTGCTAATACAGGCGGTAACAACACCGCAATAGGTATATTCGCAGGATATGGTATAACTACAGGTGCGAATAATACAATACTTGGTACTAGTGCAGCTAATAACCTAATAACTGGGTCTAATAACGTTGTTCTTGGTTATGGTGCGGCTACTTCTTCCGCAACAGTATCTAATGAAATAACTCTTGGTAATAGTAGTAGTACTAGCTTTCGCATCCCCGGCTTACAATCAGGGGCTACTGACGGTCAAGTAATGACCTACAACGCAACTAGCGGGATTATTGAGTTAGCAGATGCTGCTGCTGGTGGTGCTACCGATATTAACGGTTTAAGCGATGCATTTACCGATGCTAACGATAATCTAGGATTAGGTTCTGGAGCATTAACTAATATTACTGCAGGTTCAGGAATTATGAATACAGCAGTCGGTGATAATGCTGGTCTAAATGTAACTACCGGAGACCAATCTGTATACTTAGGTAAAAATGCAGGTTCTTCTATTACTACAGGATACTCTAATGTTTCTATAGGGTACAGTGCTCTAGGTGGTTCATCTGGCCATACTACCATCGCTATTGGCCATTCTGCTGTTTCTGGTGGTTCTTATACAGGTCATAACAATGTTGGTATTGGTTATGGAGTACTGAGTTCTATAACTAGTGCTGTTCATAATGTAGCAATAGGTTCAGATGCTTTAGACGACATTACTACAGGTAATAACAATGTTAGTGTAGGTGGTTTTGCTGGTTCAAAAATAACTACAGGCACACAAAATGCTATATTTGGTTACGGCGCAATGCAAAATCCTACCACTGCAGGAAACAACACTGCTATTGGTACATACGCAATGCGTAACATGTCTACAGGAACATATAACATTGGAATAGGCTCAAGCGTTGCTTCTAGTGCTGCAATTACTGGCAGCAACAATGTACTCTTAGGATATCAAACTGGTCATAAATTAACTAGTGGCAGTCATAACATTATGGCAGGAAACCTAGCTGGTTTGGAATTAGAAGCTGGCTCATACAATGTTTTGTTAGGTTACAATTCTGGTTCAGACATAACATCAGCCGAAGACAATGTTGCTATTGGGCGAAATGCATTAGCTGATGCAACAACTGGTCCTCGTAACGTAGCAGTTGGCTACGAAGCTGGAGCAAATTTAGCAGGTGCTATTAATGGTACAGTATCTTTGGGTGGTTACGCTAGAGACCTAGCAACTGCTGGTAACTTTACAATAGCAATTGGCAGTGAGGCCGCCCGTGCTTACAACGGGACATCAGCAATAGCTATTGGGTATCAGGCTCTTAGGGGAGATACGTCAGGCGGCACGACTACAGGCACAAAAAATATTGGTATTGGCGGTTATACTGGTCACACCGTAACTACTGGTGAATATAACATATTTTTAGGTGACCGTAGTGGTCTGGCTTTTACTACAGGCTCTTATAATATTGGTATCGGTAAAGATAGCATGGGTAATGTTGGTGTTACAATTGGCAATTATAATATTTCTATTGGTGACACCGCTGGACAAGATATTACAAGTGGTGCTTCTAATGTTCTAGTAGGTCACGATGCTGGTCACGAAATTACTACAGGTGTAGATAATGTTTGTATGGGTGATAACGCTGGCGGGTCTATAACAACAGGTACAAATAATGTTGCTATCGGTCAAAATGCACTAGATGCAATAACTACTGGTGGCGGTATGGTTGCTATCGGTCAAAATGCTGGTAGTTCTTACACAGGCAGTAACAACTTTGTTGCTATTGGACAATATTGTTTTCCTAGTAGCGCAGGTATGAGTGAATCAGTAGGAATTGGTTATGGAGTTGGCTGGGGAATGACTTCTGGCGGCGCTAACGTTCTTATAGGTTTTTCTACAGCAATAGCAAACACAGGCGGCGGCTCTAATACATATGTAGGATATCGTGTTTCAGGTAATGCTAACGTTGCAGGGACTGGAAGTAACAACGTAGGAATAGGTTATAACGCTTTATACAACCAAACAAGCGGTAATACTAACGTAGCAGTTGGCGTAAATGCCGGCAATAGTCTCACTACAGGCGAAAACAATACTATTATTGGATATGATGCAGATGCTACTTCTGCAACAGTGTCTAACGAGATTACGTTAGGTAATTCTTCTGTTAACCGCTTCCGTATCCCCGGTGCGGGCATTGACAACACATCTGCTGCACTATCGGGAACGACACCTTCTGTGGATGTTGGTGTAAGAGACACTTACACGTTGACTACATCTGGCAACACTACGTTTACGTTTACTGGTGTTCCTTCTTCTGGTCAGGTTGCTACGTTTAGCTTAATACTTACAGCAGGAGGCACACACACTTTGACGTGGCCTACTTCTGTAGATTGGGCGGCAGGTACGGCTCCTGATGCCCCTGCAAGTGGGGAGGTAGATGTATATACCTTTATGTCAATTGATGGCGGTACAAATTGGTACGGCTTCCTAGCTGGGGATGCAATGGCATGATAGGGTCTAGTCAAAAACTAACAATGGCACGTTCAGGAGCAATCCCCCCCGATCCTGAGTGGAACATATCTATGGCTAATTGGGATGGCGGTTCAGCTAAGATATTAAACTTCCAGTATGGTCAGACTAACAATGTTTACTTTAAGTCAGGTGGTTTAAAGATGTACGCCGCTGACATACTTGGTAACGTCGTTATGGAGTATGATTTAAGTACGGCGTGGGATATTAATACTGCGTCTTATCTACAGCAGTCTTCCAGTATTGTTAGTCAAACGACTTCTCCTACAGGTTTGTTTTTTAAATCTGACGGAACCAAAATGTATATTATGGATCGTGATGGAGACGATGTTTTCGAGTATGATTTAAGTACCGCATGGGACGTAACTACAGTAACTTATAACTCTAATTTTTTTTCTACTAGCGAATTTACAGGAGGGGGCGCAAATCCTAACGGTTTGTTTTTTAAATCTGATGGAACCAAAATGTATATTTGTGGTTCAATTACTTACTCTAACTCTTCTGTTCTTGAATATGATTTAAGTACCGCATGGGATGTAACTACCGCATCTTACTCTCAGACTCTAAATACATCTACTCAGGTTGCAAATGTAAAGACAGTCTATTTTAAACCTGATGGGACTAAGATGTACTCTGTGTCTCAAAATGACGGTCTTGTTGCAGAGTATAACCTAAGTACAGCGTGGGATATTTCAACAGCTACTTACTCTCAATCGGAAAGCACAATGCCCGGAAGTAATCAGCCTTATGGTTTCTTTATGAGTTATGACGGGACAAAAGCATATGTAAACACCCAACAAGTAATGAACCAGTACACTTTGTCTACAGCGTGGGACATCTCTACGATGTCATGGGATGCCCCCCCTGATGACTACCTTAGTGTATACTCAGTTACTAATGCATTTCTTGCTGACCTCTTCTTAAAATCTGATGGTACAAAGATGTATCTTATTAACTCCTATGGAGACTCTGTTTATGAATACACATTAAGCACCGCTTGGGATATGTCTACCGCTTCTTATGTACAGAGTTTTAGTGTTGCCTCTCAAGAAACAAACCCTACCAGTGTATTTTTTAAGTCTGATGGCACAAAGATGTATGTCATAGGTACGAGTGGTGACGATGTAAACGAGTATAACCTAAGCACCGCTTGGAATATTTCAACGGCATCTTACTCTCAAAAATTTAGTATTTCTGCACAACAAAATACGCCTTACGGACTATCATTTAGTTCAGACGGCACTAAAATGTATGTTCTTGGTGATTCAGGTGACGACATAGATGAGTATGATTTAAGCACAGCATGGGATGTATCAACAGCAACATACTCAACTGTAACGTTCAGCGTTAATCCACAGACAATACAACCAAGAGGTATGTTTTTTAAACCTGATGGCACCATGTTATTTGTGGTCGGCATATATAGAGAAAAGTTATTTGCTTATAATTTAAGCACTGCATGGGATTTATCAACAGCTTCGTATAGTAAACAATATGAGTACGACACTCCTACAGGACTTGCATTCGATGCTTATGGTGTATCTTTTAAATCAGATGGCACTGAGTTTTATCTTGCAGATTATGCTAACGCTGCCATTTTTACTTACTACATGTACTAATACTAAGGAGAAAACATGTTTTTTATTAAAACTTCAAACGGTCAGGTAGAGCAATACCCCTACACGCTTGGCAACTTGCGCCGTGATAATTCAAACACAAGTTTCCCTAGAAACATACCAGACGAGGTTCTTGAATCATATGGTGTTTATCAAGTAACGGAAACAACCCCCCCTGATGTAGATAATAAAACACATCGTGTTACGCAAACGGCACAATTAGTTGACGGAACATGGACACAGATATGGGAGTCTGTTCCGCTAGATATTGATGTTGCAGAAGGACACATTCGTGGACACAGGGATAAACTACTTCGTGATACCGATTATTTAGCACTGTCCGACAACACCTTATCCACTGAAATGTCTACTTACCGACAAGCACTTCGTGATATTACCACCCAAGAGGGTTTTCCGTATGATGTAACGTGGCCCTCGAAACCTTAACCAAGGAGACTAAAATGACTGAGAAAAAAACAAACGTCATTACGGTCAACGACAAAGAATATGACGTTGATTCAATGACTGATACCCAGAAAACACTGTTAAACCACGTCAGTGATTTAGAACGTAAAATCAGCAGCACACAGTTTAATCTGGATCAACTTGTAATTGGACGCTCCGCGTTTGTGGATCGTTTAGTATTTGCTTTAGAGAATCCTGAATCTGAAACCGAAGAGGAGGCCGCGTAATGGCCGAAGAAACATATACGCCTACAGCGGAAGAAATCGCGCAACACTATCGTGCGTGCATGGACAGTGTAAACCTTATCAACGCAGTTATTGCAGCGCCTGATGATTATGCTGACGACGAAACAGTGTTGCAACGTAACGTAGACCACCTCGCAGCAATGGTGTCTAAAGACTTCTGGACTACGGAAGACATGACTCCGTTGAACGATGCTATTACGGCGGGTAACGCTGCTATCGCAGGATAAACAATGCTAGGTTTTGGCCCTCTAACTTCTGCCCCGCTCGCCTCACTTCCACTCTTTGGGGTAGAGGTTTCTGGTGTTTCGGGGCAGGGGTTTGTTGGGTCAGTCCTTGTTAGGCTTCCGGTAGATGTACCAGTAACAGGGCTTGCAAGCACTACTTCTATCGGAACAGTTACTATTGTTGAAGGCACAGGCGTTACTCCTGTTATATCTGGGTTATCTGCTACAGGAATAATAGGTAGCGCAGCAGTTACAGCAGGGGCTACCGCTCCACTTACAGGGGTGTCTAGTACAGGAGCTGTTGGCACTGCAGCGGTTTCTATTCGTGTTGTCGTAACGGTAACTGGAAACACCACCACAGGAGAAATAGGTGTTGTAGCTGTAGTTGAGGGTACAGGGGTTACCGCTACAGTATCTGGGCTAGCAACTACTGGGGAGATAGGCACCGCTGCGGTATCCGGCAAAGCGAATGTAACTTTAACTGGCGCTGCGGCCAATACTTTTGTAGGTCAAGCCGCAGTTACCGCCGCCTCAATAGTTATACCCACAGGGGTTGTTGCGGTAAATTCTATTGGCGATGTGTCAATTGTTGAAGGCGCAGGAATACGTGTAGACCCCACTGGGTTAGCAGCTACTGGAGCAGTAGGAACAGCTACTGTCCCAATTCGTATTATTGTGGATGTGTCGGGCATTCGTGCTGATGGGTCTGTTGGGTCAATAAATATATGGGAACCTGTAGACGATTCTCAGACACCATTCTGGGTTGATATACCCACATAGGAGGCAACATGGCTAGTACATTTTCAAATCTTAAAATAGAACTTATCGCAGATGGTGAGCAGGTCAGTGTTTGGGGGGCTACAACAAACCAAAACCTAGAGGCTATTGAATCTGCTATTGGGGGCTACGCGGCTATAGACTTTGCTACGGACGCAAACAAAACACTCGCGTATGCTGACAGTAATGCTGCGCAACCATTTAGGTCTTTATACTTTAACGTCACTTCCACGAACGCGCTCACAGCTACACGTACACTATTCCTTCCCGCTGTGCAGAAGATGTATATTGTCAAAAATGCCACTACAGGCGCACAGAGTATTACCATAAATATAAGTGGTGGATCGGGTGTCGATATACCCAACGGAGAAACGTATATTGTATACGCTGACGGTACAGATGTAGTGTACGCTGCGCCGGGGCTTTTCTATCTAGATGAAACTTTTAACGATTCCGCGCCCAATCAAACGGTGCCTACAGAATCTCTAGTTGCGGGAGGTGCTGCTACTAACATTGACGTAGCTATAGTACCGAAAGGCGCAGGGGCGTTTCTTACAGCAACACCAGACAACACTGCTGCAGGTGGCAATAAGCGGGGTGCAAACGCCGTTGATCTACAAACCTCCCGTGCTGCGGCAACTGATGTAGCTGCAGCGACAAAATCTGTTATTGCTGGTGGCGCAGATAACAATATTGATTCTTCTGCTACAGCCGCAGCAATTAGTGGTGGTTCTGGCAACCAAACTTTAGCAGTTAACAGCGTGACTGGTGGTGGAATAGACAATACTACAAATGCTACTGCCACGGCAGGAGTAGTCGGTGGTGGGTCTGGTAACATATTACGAGGTGCTTATAGCGCTATTGGTGGTGGTAGAGATAACCAGACAGGCGCAAATGCTAGTTACTCTACCGTACCTTCGGGGTACAAAGCTAGCGCAACAAACTATGGACAAGAGGTAATTGCCTCGGGGGCGTATTCAAATGCGGTGGGTACTGCTCAACGTTCTCGGTACACCTTACGAACTATAACTACTTCTGATACCGCTTCTCGGCTCACCTCAGACGGTGTTGGGTCTGCAAACGCTAGCAATACTGTAAATATGCCCGCTGAATCCTTGTTTGTAGTTACTGGTATCATAG